GGGACCTATCAAGACATCGTCCACTACGAGGGTTGGGGAGTTCGCATCCGACTGGTTCTGGATCGTCGTAATGCTCTGAACCGCAAAGGCAGTGATAACTTCCCCAGTTGCAAGATCCAGAGTATAGTCAAGCACATACCGTTTGTTCTCAAGAACTCCCTGTCGGAAAATTGCTGTAATGTTCACTGGATCGACCTCATGTATCTATTCCCGATAGGGCGCCAAACCTTGGGCTCAATGTCCGGTAAGTATACTATTATGACAGCCTCGAAGACAGGCGCAGGCACAAACTTGCCGTAGGCATTGAATGGCGGAGGCGGACAAGCCAGCCCGAACGGCGCGGTAGGGGGCGTAAAATCTGCCGTGTAGCGGGCGATCCCATTTGTGACACGGATGTCGTACAGCGCGAAATAACCTGGATTGAATACGACCGGGGCGGCGCCGAAATACATCGCCGGGCTGCTGGGCAACGCAGGTATAGGCGCTATTATAGTGCCAACGCTCATCACGCCATTCAAGAACAGCCGCAAGTTGCTGCCGTCTCGTACTACCGCGATGTGGTTCCAAGCTCCGACTGTGATATTAGCGGCGCTAGACAGGTCGCCCAGTGTCCAAGGACCACTCACGTAGTGAGTGGTGACGAACACAGGAGAAGGAAGCGATTCGATCCCTACCTGAAACAGCGTCGTAAAATCGCAACTCAAATCAAAGAGCTCCTCGGATGCAGTGCTAGCAGATGAAATGTACGCCCACATTTCGACTGTCCAATCAGCTTGCGCCGTGACCAAATCGAGAGGGCTGTTAGCTAGATAGCTGACTCCAATATAAGGATGGATGCCAAGCGTAAGATCGAGGGATGCTGCAGCGCCAAACAGTGTGTTCGTGTTTGACATATAAGCGTTATACGCATTGACAGTCCATGCGTTGTTGGATAGGTCGATGAAATCGTTGCTGTCATTGCCAGTGTCACACGGCACCAGCAGCGCGACCTTGCTGAAATTCGGGTCGCATGCCATGGCTACACCTGAAACCAGCCGCCGTTGAGTGCGTCATATCCAATGTAATAGTTAAGACCCTGCAACAGCATCGGAAAACCTGGACCGCCCGAACTGTAATAGATCAGGGTCGAAGTAGCAGGATCGCCAGTATCCTCGTACAACAGCATGGCCGCAGCCGGCACGGGATTAGTTAACGAATTGAATATCGGAATTACGCCTCTGCATATGCCGTTGACCTGTGTTGTCGAAGTCAGATCCGCCGTTATGATGACAGCTCCCGACGCTATGACAGTACTCAAAAAGACATCCGATACGGACGGTATGTACAGAGTATTGAGCAACGCGCAACCAATCGGCGCAGTTTCCCAATCCAATTGGCCCGTGGCGAACAGCGAGCGAGCGTTGTTGTAGACGAAGTCGGTAGGAGCGCTCACCCGGTCGCCCTCGGCAAGATCTGAGACATACCTATCGGTCCAAACCGCGGAAACTTGAACGATGTATCAGCCGGACCATAGCCGCGATTGGCGATGTCACGCGCCATCAGGATCTCCATGCGGAACATCTTGCGGTAGCGCTCAGCCGCTTCTTTGTCGCTCCATGGGCGCTTCTTCATTTCAAACAGACGCGCCATGGTGCCGTACTGCAGGCCGTCCACATGCTGTGTGTATGCGTAATTAGGTAGCATCACACTCGTAGCTGTAGGCACCAGAGACGCATATACGAACAGAATCTCGCCATAGCTCCTATCCGGTATCGGATACAGCAACAACTGGTCTGGTGCCTGCATATAATAGCCACTGGGGGGCTGTGGCGTGCCGCCCACTGGCATGCGCGGGTACGGGCGCAGCGGCTGTGCCGAGTCTGAATGCTCATACGGAAACAAGTATGCCTGTAGCACAAACTGTATATAGCTATTCTGATCAACGGGATTTAGATAAATCAACGGGTTAGTCGATACATTATAAGGACCAACATAAGAGCGCCAGCCTGTACTGCGGGTATAAAACTCGCGCAAGACAAGTTGCAGCTGCGCCGAGATCAGTGTATCGGGCGCGCCCGGTACCTGCATCGCGACCAGCTGTTCGACGTATGAAATTACTTGGCCGCCTAGAGCTGCGCTCGATTGGCCACCATCCAGTGTGACAATTGGCATAGCTTATATTCCCTGTAGCTGAGCCACGAAGCTCTGCATCAATTGCTGAGAGCGGGAAGTCTCAGTAAATTCATCGTCCGCTAGTTCTACGCGGGCTGCGATATACGCCACCACGGGGTAGTAGAACAGTTTATCGTCGAGTGGGAACGACGTCGGAGGCGTCTGCCCCAGATCGCTTTCCGCGTACGTATTGATTGTCGTAGTCGAAATGATCCCAGAAGAAAAGTTGCCTATATAAGCATCAGGTCGAATCGCATACACTACTCGCAGAGCCGTGTTCAGATACTCCATTAGCGTGCTGATCTGATTGCGGTACGGTTGCACCGCGTCATTTACCATAAACTGCGCTTCCAGAATCGCGTCATCAACTGTTTTCGTGACTTGAGTTACCATGGGGCGCATTCTCTCCGCGGGCTACAAGGGCTGCAGCCAGTTTCCATAATACCTCATCGCCCCAGAATCCGCGAGCAGCGTTGTAAGCCCAGATAACGACTTGGATGTTGCCCTTGATATAGCCTTTTGTTGGATCAATCCGGTCGATGGACGGACCATAAGCTTTACGGCCATCTCCCATAGTAAGGTCAAACGGCAACCCGGTCTTAGCGCACACGCCCAGTTCCAGCTGCGGCTGAACATCCGAGATATCCAAATCGAATTCCAACGAACGCCCATGAGAACTACAGTTAGCCTTAGCATGTTGAACCATCACTAAAGCTCTACCCCTAGGTGTCTCTTCGTTTTTTCGGCGGTATTCAATACGAGCGGCGGACCTCCCACGGGCTCGTTCCTTTTCTTTAACTTCAGGACGTTGCCTCCAAGCGATGATATAAGCTTTATTGCATTGTTTGCATTCATTGGCATGGCCGTCTTTGCGGGCTGCGTGCTTGTGAAACTCTGAAAACGGTTTCTCGATTTTACATGCTGAGCACTTTTTCACTGACTACTCCAATAAGAAAGGGGCCTTAGTTTTACCTGAAGGCCCCTTTCATGTCAACCCCGAAGGTCAACTACTCAGATTAGAGTCCTGAGTTGATTACAACAGCATACCCGACGAGGGTCGGATTGATGACCGCAAATCCCCACACTTGGAGCCCTCGCATAAGTGTACCGAAAGTTGTCTCACTCCGCAGAGTCTCAACCTTTGTCATCTGCGATGCGAAGGTCAGTCCTAAGCTATGGCCGAAGTACACCGCGTACTCGCCCGTTGCTAGGCCGCCGCCGTTCGCAGCAGACGCAAGCTCCGGATACACTGTGCCCGTCGCACGGACATTCGCAGCATTGCCCACTGGGAGCAGGTTGCTGACGTACACCGTGAAGCGATCGATCATGCCGAGGCGCCCGTTGCGCGCGATCGAAACCGCGTCACCGGTCAAATACGCCTGCTGGAAAGCCGAACGCTTGACCATCGCTGCAGCCCAAGGCGGCAGAACAATCCAACGGCCAGTTTCCGGAACGCGCTGCTCGTCGAGCACGCATCCGGTGTCGATGATGAAGTCCAGAATCTTGCGAGCATTAGTGTTTGTAGTGCCCGACCCCGTGCCGGCAGCTACCGAACCCAATGACAGAGGAACGCCCGAAGTGGCAGCCGCCACCAAGGTGTTCGCGCTGTAGCCAAGATTGAACGAACCCGAAATGCGGCCGGCCGCTGTTCCTAGGTTGTTAGCACTGACGAGATTGCCGATCGAGTCGATCGTCAGAACCGCCGTGTCCACATAGACCTTCATCTGCTCGGACGCGTTGTCCGCCCAGTTGCTCAACAGATCTACGTCCGCCTGGATCTCCATGACATCATCGAGGACCGTATTGAAGTACGCGCCCTGATTGATCTGGAGCTGAACCAGCGGGCTCGACGGACGCTGCACTGTGAGTGCTTGGTTCGCCGAATACGCCTGGATATTGATGGTCGGATGCGTACGGATGTTGATGGTGTCACCGTAGTTGCGGATCTCACCCTCGTAATCCGTGCTCGCGATAGCGCCCAGTACGGTCGCATCGTAAAACTTTTCCACGAACTTGCCCGACCAGATGATCGGGATAAAAACGCCCGAGTAAGCCGGAGTCGGATTACTGCCTAAATAGGGCGTACCAGAAATTGGATAACTCATTCTCTCAACCGTCCCGAAGGGTTACTTCGAAATTTCTATCTACCATTAATGTGGTGGTCGGAGCGATCGGGTCGTACCCGTCCTTCTCTCGATGCCACTGCCAACTCCGCGTCAAACCTTGCGTACTCTTCCGCGGAGACCTGTTTCTTCCGTACGCGCGCGTAAAAGTCTCTGATCTCTGATTCGGAGATGATCCTTTTACCCGATGCACCCTCGGGAGCCGCTGGACCCTGACCCCCTCGTGGTTGGGGGGCTAGCAGTGTCTCGGTTGCCACTGGTGGAGCATTCGAGGCTGCTGAGGCCGCTGGGTATTCCCTGACATACGCCTCAAAGATCCCCACGACTCGCGTCGCGTCAAGGGCTTTGTAGGCTCCAGACAAGGCTACTCGTCTGGTTGTGCCAGCCATTATGTCATATAGATCCAGCCAGTCAAGAAACTCCTGAGACTCGTTGATGACACGCCAGTTGGGGAGTGCCGCATCGAGGGACTCTTCCAGTGTTACCTGCCGAGTTTTGACCAATTCGTTGGCTGTCCCTTGGGCTTGGCGGCGCAGTTGAGCGATCTCGCTCTCCATCTTCGCCAGAGTTGGTTTGAACATATTCTGTGCGAGTCGCGCTACGATCGGCAGCAGCTCACCGTAATCCTCGATGTCCTTGTCAGTAGCACCAAGCGAACGCATGACTTCCTCGGGTGTCTGCTGCACTACGGGAGTGGGGGCTGGGGCGGGCGCAGTGGCTCGTTCTCGCACCAACGTATTCAGAAGATCCGATTGCTCACGCTGAGCAGCACGCAGACCGGCTATTTCGGAGTTGTATTTGCCCTGCAGGCTGGCATAAGCCGCGCGCAATCGGCGATTTTCCTCTTCCATAGTATTCGGCGGCGCATCAGCCACAGCAGCTTCAATTGCCGCGGCAGTCGGCGGAGGGGCAGCCTGTCGCGGCGGAGGCGCCGCAGGAGGGTCCTGTACGCCCGGAGCAGCATTAGATGGGCCCGGTGTCGCTGGGCGCCACTCAGGGCGCGCTGAAGGCTGAGTAGAGGGCGGAGCATTGAGTTCTGCGATCAAACGATTGGCGTCTTCAACCTGTCTTCGCGCGGCCGGGGGTAAAAGATTCGGCTGCGAAGGGGCATGTGCCGCTGGTGCGTTCATAGTGTGGTACTTCCAGAGTTGTCTTTGATACGTTTTAGCTGATTTAGGAGGGCGCGGCACTCCCCACGGAGCGCCTCATCCGGGTGATCGCTCAGCAGTAGCGCGGTCACCTGTGTGTTGTACTCAATTTCAAGGGTGTGTACGTAATGACGCCAGCCCCCGTGGTCTTTTAGCCGGGAGATATTCTCGGCAAATTCCTTTCTAGAGAATGCCATTACAGTCTCAGCGGATTGCCGAGAGCCTCAGTGATTAGATCCTTGTCATCAGGTTCGCGACCAACTTTCTTGTAGTCGCGGGTATAGACGCGGCTCGTAGGAGCAGGCCCAATGTCAGACGCCTGTCCGAACTGCAGCTGGTCACAGTCGATAGTCTTGGCTCCCGGCATCGGCAGCTTGGTGCAGCAGCCGTCTTTGGGAACATGACTCGGAGGAACGCGTACGCCGGGAAGTGCCATGGTTATCGGTCCGGCCGATTCGGGATCTTATCCATCTTGCCTTTCTTCTCGTAGCTACGGGCAAGTGGATACGGTCTATCAGTAGGCTCGCCAGAACCGCGCTGAGAGACAGTAAGGTCCCCCGTAGTCTCATGTTCTTTGATATCTACGGTGCTTCTGGCAGTCTTGAGCTGTTTTGATTCCGGCGCCGGCTTATCCGCATTCATAGTTGGGATATGCGTGCTGTTCGTAGTGAATACGGGGCCCACGGCTTCGTCGATCACGCCGTTCGCAGGAGTTTTGCCGCTGAATTTACCCTTGTTAGGGAACTTCGCGGGGTCGTTGATCGTATTTACTGGGCCATCCGCATGGGGGACAACGCCCTTGGCTTCGATTTTTCCTTTCCGGTACATCATTTCAGCTTCCCTCGTAGGGAGAATGTGACAAGACCATGGTTTAACATATTACAGGCCCGGGTTGCCGTCTGCAAGTGACCATAGTTATGCCTGAACGTTGTTCATAGGGGTGACTTGCGGGGCTACTGGGATACCTTGAACGCCGCCAGCGCCAGCGGGCGCAGCGCCGGAAGGCGCCGGGACATTCGAACCCGACGGATTGAACCCCGCACCCCCGCCTGGGGGCGGCGGAGGCATTCCGAGCAACGCTTGTTCAGCCCCGGGCGGTAGGCCGCCCCGTAACTGGACCTGAACCTTGGGCGGCGGAGGCGGAGGGGGCGGCGGAGGGGGCGGCGGAGGGGGCGGCGGCCCGAAAACGTTACCGTTAGCGCCCGGAACAACCCCTGGGGGCAATCCGGGAGGTGGCGCAGTCGGGTTATCTCCCGGCTGTTTGACCTTGATCTCGATACCAGTGTTGTCCGCGACCACTTGCAGTAGTCTGGCGGTCTCGTCTGGCCCAATAAGTGGTTGATAAGACGGGTTATTGACCAACTGAAGGAACTGTAACTGCTTCGTAAGGTCTTGTTCCTGCTTCGCAGCCTGCCGAACACCGTCAACGACGATATTTTCATCGCCTCGTAACATACCAGTGCTGTCCGTAAGCATAATAAAGTCGTAAAGCATATGCAGCAGTGGATTGAAAACGTCTGTATCGATGTTATCCGCCACGTTCTGTAGCGTTTTGTTCGCATTGTTGATCAACATCGATAGCCCGGAGGCCGTACGGCCGGCTCCCGAACCAGCGCCCCCGCCAGTCAGGTACCTTGGGATAGTCGAAACGTCATCTAGCATGACCGAAAACTTGTCAACGATGCTCATCAGCTCTTGAGCATTACTTTGGGGCTGAAAAAACGTGACCGGAGTTCGGTTCCCGTTGGTCGGATCTCCTATATACTTCCATCGTTTCCAGGGGTAGAGCATGTCATCCTGGTTCGGGGAGATCAATTCCTCGTCATAGACTACCTGCGGACCCGAACTGATAGCGATGTTGTTTACCAAAGCGCGCAGAGTCGCATTAATCACTTCTGTAAGATCGTTCGCGAGAGCCGGGATGCCGTTGCCATAAAGCGTCCCCGGCTGCTTATCAAATGAAGTAACATAGTAAGGTACTCGAAGACGGGGGGACGGGTTAAGCATCACCTTAAAAATGCGTTTATCCACCATCCAAGCCGTGATGAAATATGGCTTGTACGGATCCTCAGCTCCCGGGACGCCGTATTCAATGAGATATCTGCCCAAGACGAACCCGTGGAACTCGATAGCATTGATGTAGGTGTCGTCGAGAACGTTGTTGCGACCCTCCATCTGAGCACGCTCATAGTCAAAGATCTGGATCCACTCTTTGAACCCGCGGCCTTCGTACGCCTGAATAATGGCCCTAATATCATCTTCGCGATACCCGGGTAATCCAATCAGATTATAGAGATCAGTCACGCTCAAACGCTGACGCTCGAACACTTCGGTGTTCTTGATGCTAGTCGCGCCGGGAGAGAACCAAATATCCCACGGGGATACGCGTTCCCAGAAGAAACTAGCACGCTCCTCGGCATGCAGTTTGCGCTTACGATCCCATTTCAGATGCGTGGTTTTGCGCGTCACCGGGCCTTTGAGGACCGCGTATTTATAGACCGGCAAGTCCGATAGGAACTCCGACAGCGCATGATAAAAATCGCCCTCTTCTAGAATTTTATCAACCTTCAGTTGCGCCTCTTTTGCTTCGGTCTGTGCTTTACGCCGTTCAGCCAGCTTCACAGCCTCATATAATTCCTCGATACGGTCTTCGATCTGTTGCTGCGGTATCTTGATTTGCTGTTGGTTCGCATGCAGCACTTCTTGCACCACGATGGTGGCTATGTGCTGATCAACTTCGTCTGGCGTCATGGGATCAGCGGTCGGTTCCAGGGTCCAGGGGCGGTCGGAATTCATGTATACGTTACGCAGTAGCGCAGTTGCGCCGCGGCATTTCATTGCCATCAAGCGCGAGTAAACAGCCGACCCGCCAACAGCTTCGATGGCCTGCAGTTCTCCCGGGGAGTACTGGCCGTTGTAAGCTCGCATGTCGCGGATAAGTTCGTCGTCAACAGCGATGACCCGGCGATGTCGGACTGCTTTCTCAAACCGTTGGCGAATATAATTAGCAAGATCTGTCGCTACTTCGGATGAGATTCCGGAGAGATCCTCGGAGCGCTTCTGCGCAGCATCAAGCTCATCGTTACCGACCACGCGTAGCAAGCCGCGGCCTTGATGTTTCATCGGTTCAGTAGTTGTGCGGGCTTTCTTCTTAGAACGGTCAGCCGCAGCACCGTCAAATACGCCGGGCACGGGTGATGCTGCGCGGGCTGAGGTCCCTAGATTAGCGCCCTGCCCCGCTGGCCCAGCAAACCCTATTGCTGTAGGCTGCGGCTTCTTCGTATTCGTATCCTGAACCGAAGGCGATACAGAAGTCGGGATCGCGCCCATGAGTTATTTCTTACCCATAATAGAATGGGCCATGCGTGACATATGGCTGCGGGCACCGGCATGATGAAAGTGCTTCGCGTTCTCTGCGAACTGCGCGCGTTTCGCGAACACACCACCCTTGGCCTTCTCTTTGGCGATGTCAGATTGGGTGATGGGAGCGTCGGGTGCTTTCCCGAGATCGCGATGCATCTGTCCCTTTTTTATTGGGCCTATCGGTTTACCCGCCATAAGCGTAGTCCTCTACAGATTATGTTAAGGCGCTATGGTACGGCGTTTATGCAGTCAAGTCCAGGCTTTCCAATTGGGCTTGGGGGCCTTCGTGGGATTGTTTCTTACACGAGTCAACTTAGCGAGAACCGTCCCACTATGCCCTAGGGTTGCATATTGGTGCGCATCCGCAAGATCGGAGAAAGGATGGTTCTTCTCGGGTACAGGTTTAAGCGTCCCGTCTTTCATTTTGGCGTAACGGTAACGTGACTGAAATCCACGAATTAGCTGTGTACACTGAGGACTGATAAGCATCGCTGCCCCACCGTCGCGCTGTTGAAGAAGCCACTTTTCGACAGCTCTGAGACGCGGATCTATAAGGTTGGTCTGTGCGGGCTGGGCAGAGAAACCAAGCCGCGCGAGAGCTTTGAACACAGATTCCTCACCAATTTGGCCGCGGGCGACTCCTGAAGGGTCCCCAACAATGCCAACTGGGAGTCTGGCGTACTTAGCACCCGACAGGAGCGGTCGAAGTAACGTTATACAAAACTGCTCAACCCCCATGCCATCCGCATACAGTTCATCAAGGATCGCTAACCGTCCCCGGGGGTCCATCTGGGTCACTATCGCCGCGGGGTTGCGACCAAAATCCATACCTACAATCACCATTGTCCCTGGTATTGGCATCAGGGTAGACTTGGCTACGTGAAATTCTGTCTTGAAGGAATTCCGGTACACAGCTTCTCCTGACAGAGAAGGCGAGATTCGGTTGTCGATGTACTGCTCCACCCACTCGGGCGAGTTGCTTTCTATGAGATCCTCGTAGTAACCGGGAACTAGGTGCTCCCGGTTCTCCGCGCCCGGGTCCCGTGCGCCCGGTTGGACCCAATAGCCCCAAGTCTTTGGTAGCTCTTTGCCCATCAAGTCCTTTTCTTCGAGGATCTTGTTCCAGGGTGAGTCTTCGGAAAATGAATTGGTTTCCGCGATGACCCCGTACCAAGACGGCCCGCCGTTCATCATCGATGGAAACCGTCCGCACCGAGATAGCACGTCCAAGAGAATCTGCGGCGGAAGCTCCCGAAGCTCCGACAACCATCCAGCGGTTAAGTCGAGCGAAAGCAAACGCTGGACGTTCTCGGGAGTGTCGAGCGGGAGCATTATCCATTCCGACTCCACGTCGTTAATTTTGATCCAGAAGGTCTTATGTTGAGCCTCATAGGTGGCAATACCCCGAAGCAACTCGGCAATAGTCTTTGCGGAAGTAGTCTGAAGTTGCGGTAGCGTATTGCGGACAATGCAGAACCGGGTACGTCGGATGCCGTCTCTAGGATCCGGAGCTTGCTCCATGGCCCGACGCAATAGCTCCATGACCATGCCAGACGACTTGCCCGATCCCACCGGGCCGCGGATGACTCGCACGCGTTGATCGGAACGCATGAACTTTGAGATTGTGGGAGGGGCTTCGTAGACAAGATCTGTCATGCCTTCTTTTTCCGGCGCCCGTGCGCCTTCGTGGGATTCCAGCCGCCGCGAGCAGCTTGAAGCGCCGCAGCACCTGACCCTTCTGCGCTCCCTTGCTGACCAAGCGCCGCAATGCGGGCGGCAACTTCGTCAAGTGTGGATTGATTTGCCGCAGAAAGCTCGCCGCTGCGGCCGGCTGCAGGAAGAGGGGAGTTCATCACCTCCGCATTTGACACGATCTGTTTTTCGACGTAGTCGATTAGTTCGTCGCTTGCCGCGGTCATCTGCATCGCAGCCAACATGGCCTCCAATTCGCCTTTCATTTCGGACGCACGTATAACTGAACCTACTGTCTGCAGAACCTGTGCGGCAGCCTGCGGATGTTCGAACTCTTTCAATAGCAACTCAGCAGCGGCGCGAACTTCCGGTTTAAGGTTCTCTGAGGCTGCGCGGGCATTAGTCAGACCAATAATCGTGTTCTTGAGATTGCTCTCTAGTTTGGTAATAACGCTATGCAAAGCATGGACTGTGATGGTCATGATAGGTCCTTAGTTGGGGGTGAAAGAAAGTCGTTCAAATCCAAATCAGCCAGTTGCCGCTCGACGCCGGCTGCAACTAGTTTGCGGTGGTTAGTGCGCAGATTATCCAAGCGGTCGGCTAGATCCGCGTTAGCAGCCTGCAGCTCGTCGTTCTGCTTAAGCAGCTCTTTGATACGCCGATCCTGGTTCTTGGCGATCTGCCGCAGCGACTCTACGTGCGTGCCGGCGTCAAGCACAGTTTTCTTCGTACTGAACATGATATCGACGCCCGCGAGCGTGAAAGCATACCATTTGCCATCTATAATCTCCGGCGCGGGCTCAGCGGGCGTCGATGATTGTTCCTGGTCTACCATTGTTCGTCTCCGTTGCAATTACTACGGGCGCTTTGTCGCCACCAATATTTATTGTAATGGAGTGCTTTTCCCCATTACCAGTCGCGTCGCGCGGCACATTAGCTACGGTCGAGACTTTAGTCAATTGTTCAAACGCGTTCAGCTTGGCCGCCACGGGCATATTCGGGTTTGCAATTATGCCGTAGATAGGTACCAGCGAGTCTTCCAACAGCAACGCAGCTTTGAGCCGCACGCGCTGCGCAGTATTCATTTCGGACTTCCATACGCGGTCCATTTCACGATACATATTAGCCCAAGCGGGGCTAGCAGCCTTCGCAGTAAGCTCCGCCATAGTGATGCCATAATTTGCAAGCACGTCCGCCTTGGGCTTTAAGTTCAGCACAAGATCTGTGATCAAACGTGCATCGTGATCAGTGATGCCGGCTAGGATACCGGCTTCGGCCACCGGGGCCAGCACAGGTGGAAAAAACGACGGATCAACCTGCATGTTCATATGCCGCCAGCTGCCTTATGAGCAAATTTGACGGTATCAAGTGTGCCGTTTTCGACTGCATTTTTTACTAGCGTTACGCACTCCGTATCATCACCACACTCATCAGTGTCAATAATTATATGTTTGCCGTTATTCGCGATCACGATAAAGCTGATCAGTTCGCCGTCGATTACTATCGCAACAACCGCAGCCGTACCAATCGGTTTAGTAACCGGAACTGTGGCACACCCAACAAGCGCCAATACAGTGAGCAAAAAAATCTTTTTCACGGATTTTCACTTTTCTCCAGAGCGATATCCATCAGCTCTTTGCATGCTGCCTTCCACTGTTCGATTGATGCCCCATACGGCACCGAACGCTCGTCATTGTACACGTTTCGTAATACGTAACAGTTTTCCCCCAAACGCATGAAATTCATACTATCTGCGACCATTCGCACCAACTCAGGATCATCTGGCAGCCGTAATACGTCGCCACCGAGAAACCCTGTTGTCTTCACAAGTCCACGCGGCCCTTTGTTCGTGTGGCCGTTCATATCAAACGTTGGGTGACTGCGACCTTCAAGAAGGCGCATGGGTCCGCCGACCGCCGATCTTGATAGTGATCGCTACGGCGTGCCAAAAAGGGTGAGCGCAGGGCAGTTGAATACATATGCACGGCGTATACCCCAATTTTGGCCGCAGCTCGTGGACTTCTACACATTTGAATATGTCAAAGCACGGAAGACCGGTAATAGGGTCAGCACTGATACCAGCGCCGCGCAGTACGTGAAATAGCCCGAGAACTCGCTTCATAGGTTCGCCGCTCTCGAAGTGCGTTGCGGAGTAGCCTTTCATTCTGAGGTCCCCTTGATAGTCTGCGCCTCAACCATAGCTTTCGGTCCTTCCCGCAAAATATACTCGCGACACGCAACCCGTATCAGCTCCGAATATGTCGTGTTCTTCAAAGCTGCCAACTTCTTAAGGCCGGCCAGCCAATCGGCTGCCATGTACAAATTGATCCTTTCGCGCTGTCCGACGTTAGTTCGTGTCATACGTATATAATACTCTTCTGCGTTTAGAAATCAACCCGCTCCGAATCTTAGCCCGGCAACCAGATTTATAGCCTTTAACCAGTCATCGACCGAAGCAAACATGTGAACGTGCGTGCGCCAGTTAGTTTTGCTGTGTTTCAAAATCCAAAAATTGATGCTGAACTGCGCAGTGCAACCCGCCATTATCAATGCGGCTCGAATGCCTTCATGCAGCTCCTCCGCTGGCCGGCCGGCGGAGGCAGGAGTGGGAGGCAGCACCTCGCTCACCGTCTGTTGAGTCTCCAAATGGCTCCAATCAATGTCGCGCGCGTTGAGCGCGATTAGCTTTTCTATACCCACGGTTGAAAACCTCTATGTGCATTCCGGTGCTCATGCCGTTGCATAAACTTCTCCTGTCCCTGCCTTGCGCGAGCGAGATGCTCGGCGCGGCGGTCGAAGTTTCTGCAAAGACTCGTTCCCGCGCACGGACGCTCGACACCTGAGCGCGAG